TCTCTTTCTTCGACTTGGATAACAGCATCCAACGGCGCCTCCGCGACCAGATGCGGTTAGCCCTCGATACGAAGGCTGCCACCGCGTTCAAGACCGCGAAGGTGAAATACATCCCAACCGGCGTTGCGGCCGGCACTTTCGACACGGATGGCACCGCCAGCACGGCGGCGACTGCCAACTGGAATGTCTACCACATTGAAGAGATTCGCGACTATCTCTTTGATACCCTCCAAACCCCTCCGGTGGAAGGCGACGACTATCTCGCCATTTTCCGTACGCTAGGCCTTCGCGGCATCAAGCGTGACCCCGCCTGGGAGGAATGGCACAAGTACACCGATCCCCAAGCCAAGTTCAACAATGAGATTGGCAGGATTGAGAACGTCCGGCATATCGAGACTAACCATGCCAATGCTCTCGCCAAGAAGGGCTCGACTAGCGCCCTTGGTGAGGGAGTTGTGTTTGGTCAAGACTCGGTTGCCATGGCAGAGGTGTTGACGCCAGAGATTCGTGCCCAGACCAACGTGGGTCACGACTTTGGTAGGTCAAACGCTGCTGCTTGGTATGGTATCCTGGAGTTTGGGATCATTTGGGACACTGCGAATGCCGGTGAGGCTCGTATTGTTCACGTCACCTCCTCGTAAGAGGCACCCTTGGGCGGGTGAATTGTTAGGAGACTAACATGGCTTATACCCATAGTAAGTACGAAGTACAAATGGTCCCACAGTCTGGCGGGGTAACAACCGCAGTGGCGACCAACTTCTCGGCTACCTTCAGCCGTACTGGAACCCTTATGTCGTCCACTGGTATTGTGGGTGAGTGGGCTCCCGGTATGGTTCCTCACATTGTGAGGGGCATTGGTGTTATCAGGACAAACGGTAACGCTGCTGATGACGGTGCCTGGAACGTCCGGTTCACCCATCACAAGGGTACTACCGGGACTGCTACAAACCTCGCCAATGTCGTCTACCCGACAACTGTCACGTCAGTTGGGCAGTGTGTTTACTACATTCCCAGCGGTAGCCCGGAAATCCTCCCCGGTGAGGGTATTCGCGCAAATGTGACGGCTGCTCCTACTTATGGGGTCGAGGCAAAGATCATGCTCTATGTGGAACCCCGGTGGGAGACTCCCGCCAACGTGACACGGGGTATGAACCTTACCACTGGTAAGCCGTCTGACTAAATACTCAACCGACCCCTCTGGCTGTTTACAAAAACAGTAGTCCCTTGAATCCCGAAAGGGGGAGGACTCACAGAGGGGTAAAGGAGAAACACTATGGTAGCTCTTACCGCAACGGCCTGGACAGAAGCAGTCGAAAGCCGTGTTATCCAGGGGAAGCACAAACGCAACCGCGTTAAGTTAACCGTCAACAATGGGGGCGCGTTTTACCCCTCATCTGGTGGTTGGCCGCTTCCTACCACAATGGGCATGGTCAGGAATATTGACTATGTGAATATCATACAACCTCTATTCCCGCCCACTGGGGCAACTGGTGCTGCTGGTACGATTAGTTGGCACTATGTCGTCAGTGAACATAGTATCCATGGATACTGGGAAACAGGTGCAACTAGCACCTCTGATGCATCTCCAGTGATGCAGGGGGAGCTTCCTACAACTTGGAAACCCTCGGCTCACTCATCTGCCGGTAGTGCAGTTATGTATGTGGAGGCTGTTGGCTGGTAGTATACGCAACCCCTAAGAATGGTGAATAAGATGAAGAAGAACACAGAGGTAAATAAGGAGGGTCTATTCGTTGACCCTCTTCTTTCTAGGCCTTCGAGAATTGCCCTGGTGGCGCTGGGTCCATCGTGTAGAACGTTTGTAAGGGAGAGTTTATCAAACCCAACTATGGATAACCCCTTTGACCAAGTATGGACCCTCAACAGGGGCATACGAGGTTTCCAGCATGATCTGTTGTTTTGTATGGATGACCTCAAGTGGTTGGAGAAGAAGAATGATGGTTATTCTAATTACCTAAAGAAGCATGACAGACCAATTATTACATCCACCGTCTATCCTGACTACCCAATGTCTGTGGCTTATCCTTTACAGGAAGTACTTGAAACTATTACAGACGATGTTTTCACGGTCAATACCGTCTCATACATGCTTGCATATGCCATACACATACGGGTTAAAGAAACAACAGTCTACGGAGCGGATTTTGTCTATCCTGACGGAAACACCGCAGAGTTCGGGGGACAAGCAGTAGCTTACCTCATGGGTATGATGAGGCACTTTGAATTGATCCATCGTATCCCCGGAGACAGCACTATGTTGTATGCAAACAAGGTCAAGGCAGGACCCCATGGGCACATTGGACGGATGCCCTACTACGGTTATCACAGGATAGAGAAAATGGCCGAGGAAGAGGAAAAAGAGAACGCCCGAGTGCGAGGACAGAAAGCCACTTTGAAGAAAAGGAAGAAGTGATGCCCCTACAGCTAGACAAGGTGCATGTCCATCAGCGGGACCAGGAAACAAACAGGATGATCCTTGTAGGGACAAACCCTTATATTAGATTCATACGTGAAGGTGAGAGCCCCGTTATTGTACAAGGTGGGGTGTTCTACACAGACGGGGGCAATCGTATCCTACACGTTGAGGTCCCCGACTGGGTTTGGAAAGAAGTAGGTAAACTGTCCCCAGAGGGTATCGAGAAAGTCAAGCTCAAGAATATCCCGGTGCCGGAGAGTAAGCCCTCCAAGAATGTAGAAGCGGAGACCAGTAAAGAGGACATTATAAGAGTGACGCCGCCAACCTTGGCAGACGTTATCATGGGGCTAAACCACAATGAACCTTCTCACTGGACAAAGACAGGCCTCCCAGATTTAAACGCAATAAAAGAGCGTATGAGTAAGTACCATAGTCGGCAAACTGTGGAAGATGCAATCCCAGGGTTTAGGCGAAAAGAGGAGTAACACAGCATGGCAACCGCCGCTGTCGTAGGAAGCACAGTCGCCCTGTCCAAGGGTGTATACAAGACGGAGTGGAACTGGACCTCTACCGCAACGGGCGGGAGTAACCCAATGAACGCTCCTCATTTGCCCGAGAAAACAGTACAGGTGCATGGCCCCACAGGCGGTGATACATCTGTTATCATACAGGGCTCAAATGTCTCATCCGTCCCTGCAACAGGCGCGGGGGCTTCTGAATGGTCCACTCTCACAACTCCCACTGATGGAGAGTTAACCTTGGCCGGTGCGCTCAACAGTGGCTCCTTGAGGGTCATTCGGGAGAACCCCCGCTACATTCGCTCCCAGGTGTCCAGCGTAACGGGCGCTTGCAAGGTTGTGATCATAAGTAGATGACCCGCCTTAGGAGATGGTTCAAGGGTGGTAGAAAGCGGCGGCTATTCAGACGTAGGACCGCCGGTATTGGAGTGGGTACTGCCATACTAGAGCAAGATGGAGGTATCCTCTTGGATCAAACTGGTGCTAGGATAACGGAGCAAGGCTAATGGGAAAGATTGTAGATCAAAGCGCCATAGGAACAGCCCTGGCCGCTGGAGACTTGTTTACTCTAGTGGACATAAGTGACACAACCCAAAGTGCCGCAGGGACCAGTAAAAAGGTAACAGCAACAAACCTATTCGGTAACTTGCCTGTTGCCCTAGGAATTGACAACGATGGCACTATAGGGGGCAACGGCCTCAACGAGATGGCGGCGAGGACATTTTGGAGAACCTAAGTGGCAAACTTCACAACGTCAGCAGACCTCCTAGATGATATACTGGACCGGGCTGGGGAGCTAACGGACGGCACCAGTGACTTCAATGCCGCTGCTATTCGACACCTTAACAGTGCCTATCAAGGTATCCTGGGTGGGGGGTCTGAGCTAGACCCCACTATACATGAAAATTGGTGGTGGTTGCGTAAGGACGATCAAGGGGTTTTAATCCTTAACCCGGTTATCGACAGTGGTACAATTAGCGTAACAAACAATAGTACCTCTGTGACGTTCTCTTCCGGTCCAACGCCTAGTGTCGCCGGTCGGCACTTCAAGGTTGACGACCACGCTGATATTTTCATTATCTCATCCCATACAGCGGGCCAGACTGGGGCAACCCTGGAGAGTGTGTACACGGGCAGCACAGACGCTACTGCTTCATTCCGTGTTATGCAGCTTGACTATGACCTAGATAGCAGCCTTATTGTGCTCACACAGCGTATGACAGCCTACCAAGATGGCCGACAAGATATCCCTGGCATAACTCTCGCTGAGATGGATGTAAAGTGGCCCAAGGAAAGCCTCTCCTCCGGGGTGCCGAAGAACTTCTCCATGATTGGAGACCAGAAGGTACGATTCTCCCACTATGGTGGGACGAGCAGCACTGACTTAATTAAAGTGGACTATGAATACACAGCCGAGCCCACTGATCTAGCAGACGACTCAAATGAGCCGATAGTTCCTCGCGTGTATAGGCGCATCTTGTCGAATTGGGCGCTGTCCCTGTTGCTTGAAGAGAAGGGGGATAACAGGGCAGGTAGTGCTGCTGTACTGGCCCAACGCGGTCTACAAGCCATGAAACTTGAGAATCGTAAGAGGTTATCTGATATGTCTGGGAACTTTGGTAGAATCTATCCCAGGCAAGGACAACTACAGCGGTTCAAGGGTCCACTGCGGACAGAGAGCGGATTGATTATAGGGTGACACATGCCGGATAGGTTAAAGTAGCCGATGGCCTTCGCAGGACAAATAGCGCCGTTGCCGCTTGGTGCTGCCGGTCTAACCGGCAGTAAGAACCTTGCACTTATCCGGCCAGATCAACTCATACGAGCAAACAACATTACATACGAGGCAGGTACACTGCAAAAGGAGGGAGGTCGGTCTAAGTATAACAGCAGTGTTATATCCGGTGCGCCCTCTATCCTTGCAGGTTGGGACTGGATACCCTCTGGCACAACCCAGCGCATGATCATAGTTGCCAGCGACGGCAATATGTACCGCGACACAGGGGACGGTTCATTTAGCACTACGTTGAAGAGCGGCCTTACTGTGGCGGGGGAAGTCCCTGTGTTTGTCGAGGGCGGCAAAGAACTAGCCGCACAGGACCGTAAGCTGTTTTGCTTCACGGGGAAGAATGCCGTCCAGGTACTGGCCGCCGATGGAACCACAACCAGCGACATAAGCACACCGCCCACTGATTGGGCCACAACCAACCAGCCGACATTTGGGTTTATCCATGAGGACCGCCTGTGGGGTGGTGGGAACGCCAACGACCCCCATCGTTTGTACTATAGCATAACAACAGACCACGAAGACATGACAGGGAGCGGGTCTGGCTCCTTGCCTATATATAGCGGCGAGGGAGAAAAGATCGTCCAAGCTATGTCCTTCAAAGGACTAGTTATAGTATGG